TATTGATGTTAACTATCCTCAGTTTGATGCAAACTTGCCAGGCTTAAAATATCCAGGAAGATTTGAATTTAGAAAAATGGGGCTTGTGCCTAAAAATAAAAAAGCACCAGGCAATACTTACGAACACTACAGTTTACCAGGTGAGATTGATCAAGAGATTAAAGAAATTGATGATGTTATTAAAAACATTGAAGCGGGCAATAGTCCTTTCTATAAAAATAGAGATGAAATTGTTCGAGGAATCATGGAACAAAACAGTAGGAGAGCAAACCTTGTAAAAGTAAGAAATGAACTTTTACCAGAAGATACAAAACCATTACCAGGTGATGAGGTGTTGGAGTCAGCGGACGTTGTACCCATTAAGCAAGAAGGTATTATTAGTAATTTAGATCTTAACGTAAACAGAAATATTAAGGTGCTTAACGATGTAGAACTTTATGGTGATGAGACTGCCGCTGAATTAAACTACATTGAAAAAAATGGTGTGCACCCTAGAGACCTAGATCCACAAGAGGGCTATGCAAAAGGAGGATTAGTTTCGTTAACATGAAGGTAATATTTAATTACGCAACACGACAATTTGAATCTATGGAGCCTACACTACGAGAAAGGTTTGCGTTAGGTGGTGGCGTGATACAAGGAGAGAAAGTTGGGGACAGAGAGAACTTTGCTAATATAGGTGAGGCTTTACCTAAAAATATACAAAACTGGTTAATAAAAACTTTTCCTAAAATTAAATTTGATTTTAGTAAAGGAAGATTTGGTATTTTAAAGGCAGATGGCAAAGCTCAATATACCCAAGTTGCAAGAGCAGCAAACGCTAAACTAGTTGATCCTAACTACACATACAAACCAGATTTAGAATCATTAAAATATGAGAAAGGATATGGCACTGGCAGACAATTATTAGAAAAAGCAAAATCAAAAGGGATTAATATTACAGAAGGTAGATCTGCTAGTATCTTTGCAGATAATTTTAATATTAAATCAAAAAGAAATCCTTTTGGAGGTCAGACAGATAAAATTTACGATTTAACGTCTTTAGATAATTCTAAGAAAGTAGAAAAAATTATTAAATCTCAAGTCGCTGCGGGTAGAGGCACTGACGAAGCAACAGAAAAATACTTAAGCAAAGATGAGAAACTGGCTAAAAAAAGAAAAGTGCAAGCAAAAAAAATTAAAGCTATTGAAACATTTAGTGATCTAGATCTTGAAAGAAAAATGAAGGGAACAATAAAAACTAATTTTTCTCACATGGATGATATTTATAGTCAGTTTACAACAGGGGAAACGGTGGGATACGCACCTGCAAAAATTAATAAAGAATTTTTAGAAATTTACGATAATAAATTTAAAGCACTATATAAAAAAAGAGATAAACTTTTAAAAGAAAAACCTAAAAATTTAGTTCAAGAATTAGAAAAAATTAATTTAAAAGGAGCCCGTCTAGCAGGAGAAACAGGAGGCTATAAATCATTTAAATTTATAGATCCTTATACTTTAAAGCCTTATCAGTTTGGAGTAGATATGGCTAAAACTATTGATCCTCTAGGAATACTAGAAGGTAAAACAATTAAAGAAATTAGAAACTTAAGCCAAGTAGATAGATATTTTTTTGAGAAAAACAGAAAAGCTGTTTTAGCGGCTCAAAGAAAAACACCTCCTGTTAAAAAAATTAAAGAGTTAAAAGCAAAGATTAAAAGTTATGCCACACAGGGCAGAAATACTCTTCAAAATTTATTTAATAAACTTCCTAGAGAAACAAAACTATTTAGAATGGCTCCAGGAGCAGCTGCAGCAGCCATAGACTATGGAGTATTTGCTGGTTTGCTAGGTACACCGATTGACGAAGCTATCGTTGGAGCTTCTGGTTGGTTAACGAAAAGACCAGAGTTAGGGAAAGCATTAGGAACTATTGCTACACAATACTCTGAGGGTAAAATAACTTTTGCGGAACTTAGACAAAAAGCTTTACCTATTTTAAAAAAAATTGGAGAAGAACAATTACCAGAAAGTAAATTACCACCTGTTGCAGAGGAGATAAACGAGAAGATGGGTGAGGGCACAATTAAAATAGCAGACGATATTCCAGAACCAGAGTCAGCAGAACGAAGAAGAATGTTTGAAGAAGCAAACGAAAGATTTGGTAATATAGATGAAATGGAAATATCTGACATTGACAATCCTTTTATGGCAGCTATAGGTGGCCGTGTTGGTTTTAAAGATGGCACACCTGATCCTTTTATTGATCAAGCATTAGCCGCTCTTGAAAATCCAAACGTTGCAAATCAATTTATTAAAGATAACCAACCAAGTGTTGGTGAAATGATTCTTGGTAAAGAGGGCGACAGAAGTTTAATGCAATCGTTTAACACACAGTTTCTTGATCCACGATCCTATCCATACTATGCACAAAAAACATTAAGAGGTGCTACTAACATACCAGAACTTGCTGTTAGGTTTCCATTAGCAGCTGCATACATTTTTGGAAAAGCTAGTCTTGCTACATCAACAGCTGATTTAAGTAAATTTAACATGGAAGATTTAAAAACAGCAATGGAGATATTAGAACCTAAGTTTACAAATTTAGCACTAGAGGGCAAGCTTGGAGATGTGTTAGGCTTATCACCTAAAGCGATACAAGCTGTAGAAGAAAAAAGAACAGGTCCACAAAAAGCCACTGGAGATCTTTTACAATTCGGTGCTGAGGCAGTTGGACCAGCATCACCAGTATTTTTATTTAAAATGTTTCCTAAGTTGCCAAAACAAATTAAAGATTTAGTTGGCACGGCAACTGCTGCAGAAAAAGTAAATAAAGAAATAGAAAACAAAATGGCTACACAAGGTGTAGATCAAACAAGAAGAGATCTTTTAATAGCGACAGGAGTGGGTGGAGCAGTTGGTCTTCTTAAAATGTTAGGACTAGATAATCTATTTAAAGCTGCACCAAAAGCAGTTGCAAAACAAGCACCAGAAATAATTACNTCAGGTGGCACACCAAAATACTTTTTTGACTTTGTAGATTTAATTAAGAAAAAAGGAAAGAATATATCAGAAGAAGCAGGCACAGTTGCAAGAGAAAAAGTTTACGATTACAACGGCTACACTCTTTATGAAAAGTTAGACACAGGTGAAATAAGAATTAGAAAAGATACTGAAGGTGCATCTACCTATTATATTGGTGATGGTGAATACGAAAATGTAGCTGGTATTGTTAAAAAAGAAGAGGTGACCTATACACCAAAAGAAACAATAATTAACGACAAAGGTAAACCTGTAGAGGTTAAAGACACTTATGATGAAGCTACATTAAGACCTGACGCAGACGGAGATGAAGGAGACTTTGAAACTGGTTTAGATTCTATCGATGAAATATTAGATCTATTATCTAAAGATGGTAAAACATACTCAAAAGAAGATTTATTAAAAATGGGTGTAGATCCAGATGCACTTAAAAATTATCCAACAGGTGCAGGCAGTATACCTAGTGACATGATTGGTGAGGCTAATCCTTTTAAACCTAAAAAAGCAGGTGGTGGTATTATGAAGATGGCAGGCGATGAGTCTGGACCCCCACCAAAATCAGGCCCTACACCACACGGCTTGCCTTATGTAGCCAAAAATGTTAGACCTATCAAGGAGCGTAAATAATGGCAGATATCGATAAAACTCTTTCCGAGTTAGGGACCTCTGTAAAAATTGAAGGACCTGATAAAGAAGTAGAATTAGAAAAACAAGAAGATGCACTAAAAGAACCAGTGCAAGTTACACCAACAGAAGACGGCGGTGTAGAATTAAATTTTGATCCAAGCAAAGTAAATATTGAAGGTACACCAGGCCACTTTGATAATTTAGCAGAACTATTACCAGATGATGTTTTAGATCCTATCGGATTAGAATTATTTCAAAACTACACAGATTACAAAGCGTCAAGAAAAGATTGGGAAAAATCTTACACAGATGGATTAGACCTTTTAGGATTTAAGTATGAAAATAGAACGGAGCCGTTTCAAGGTGCTTCAGGTGCCACGCACCCTGTTCTTGCAGAAGCTGTAACACAGTTCCAAGCAGGAGCTTATAAAGAATTATTACCAGCAGAAGGACCAGTAAGAACACAGATTGTTGGCAACAGCGATCAACAAAAAGAAGCACAAGCACAAAGAGTAAAAGATTACATGAACTACGAACTTATGGAAAAAATGGGCGAGTACGAACCAGAGTTTGACCAAATGTTATTTCACTTACCACTTGCAGGTTCTACATTTAAAAAAATTTATTACGATGATTTATTAGGCAGAGCTGTGTCTAAGTTTGTGCCAGCTGATGATTTAATTGTGCCATACTCTGCAACATCTTTAGAAGATGCAGAAGCGATTATGCATGTTATTAAAATGTCAGAGAACGATTTAAGAAAACAACAAGTTGGTGGTTTTTATTCTGATATAGAATTAGGAACACCATCAACAACTAAAGATGAAGTTGAATCAAAAGAAAGAGAATTAGAAGGCACTAAAAAAACTGGTAGACAAGAACCAGTATACACTTTGTTAGAGTGCCACGTAAATTTAGATTTAGAAGGTTTCGAAGATAAGG